ACACACACCGATAGACCACGCAGCACACGCTCTTTTTAAGCCCATTCAATGAGTGGGCTTAAAAAAGGCTTGAGATGTGCCCTCCCTTTACCACGCTTTGCAAAAAGCGTGGCTTTTTAACCCAAAAATAAAGAGACCACCATGGACCCCTACGAAAACCAAGACGTACAACGCGGCAAAAAAGCCGCAGTCATACTCTTAGCCTTGCTATGCACAGGCTTACTCGCTGATCAAGCGTTACTGATAAGCCCCGACATGCAATCGTATATCGACATTTATCACCCTGCCGTAGTAGATGACTACGATGCTGAGTAAAAATGAAGTACCTCACGATAGAAGAAGCCTGTAAAAAATATAGCATCAGCAGAAAAACCTTATGCTCAAGAGCTGCACGTGCGGGCATTGACAGCCTAAACATCAATAATAAAAGTTGTTTACCTGAATATTTAGCGGCCAAGCCAGTACGCCACACAAGAACAAGAACAAGAACGCAATCTTGGCAACACAAAGCTCAGCTTACTAGCCGTCAATTGTTTACGTTAAGCATCATCACCCAAGGCTTACACAATGTTGATTTTAGCCGACATTACGGTTTTAACAGCGCACAACGGCTACAGTCATTATTAACAAAATTACCTAACTCAAGCGGAGGCTATAAAACATGAACATACTGCTACCTATCCCCAATAACCGCGTGCTTAACCGCGACTGGCGCAGGCATAAAGACCTGGAATATCAGCTTAACACCCTGCACGTCGAAAAATGGCAGCGCGACAACACCCAAGGCTGGAGAATATTTTTAACAGTGAGCGCAATCGTGCTTACCAGTGTTTATTTTTTAACGACTTAATTTGCTATCTCGGCTTTATTCGTACGGGTGAGGTATAACCAAATAACGAACACTTTTAACCAAAAAAAAACCAACCAGAGAGCAACCTAATGACAGACCTAGCAATTAATCCAAACACCGAACTATTTACCCTTGCTGACCAATGGAAAGAAGCCAAACGTAATGAAGATAACGCCAACAAATTGCGGGTTCAGATTGAGCAGCAAATGATCGCCGCCGCATCCTTTACAAAATTGGAAGGCTCACAAACACTTAAAAATGACGCACTAAAAGTAACGTTTACGGCCAAGTTAATGAAAAAGTTGGATGTTAAAAAATGGCTTGATATTAAGCCTAGATTACCTGAGGCCTTTCAGAGGGTCGTTAAGGAAACATCAACTATTGACTACAAACTGGATCAAAAAGGCCTGGATTATTTACGGGATAACGCTCCAGAAATCCTTGCCCAAGTAGCGGAAGCTATAACCGTCGCACCCACAAAAACAGCCGTTAAAGTGGAGAGACTGTAATGGCTATTTCACTTTCCAGTATTCAGAAAACCAAACATGCCACCCCGCCGCGCTTAATTATTCACGGTGCTGAAAAGGTTGGAAAAAGCACTTTCGCCGCACAAGCGCCAAAGCCTATTTTCATCCGTACCGAGGATGGACTTAACGGCATTGATGCTGATGCCTTTCCCTTAGCACAAAGCTATCAAGACGTAAAAGACTCTTTGCAGGCGCTAGCATCGCAAGAACATGACTTTAAAACCGTAGTGATTGATTCAGCAGACTGGTTAGAGCGCATGATTCACACCGAAGTATGCCGCCGCGACGGTACGGCTACCGTTGCAAAAGCGGGCGGCGGCTATGGCGCGGGCTATCTTATTGCACTGAACTTATGGCATGAAATTTTTGCTTATCTTGATGATTTGAATAAGCGCAAAGGCATGATTGTGATCGTCATTTGCCATAGTTCAGTTACCACCATTAACGATCCTGAAACAGAGAGTTATGACGTGGCTACCTTAAAGCTGCACTCGCCGAAAAAAGGTACTGGTGCAGCGGACTTATTCACGGAATGGGCAGACGTGATTGGCTATGCCAAACGCCCCATTATTGTTACAAAAGGCAATGATGAAAAATACAAAGCCATTGATAGCGGTCAGATGATGAACGAACTGGTCATCGGCAAAAACCCAGCCTGTATCTCAGGCAACCGCTACAGCTTACCCAGTGTCATTAAGCTGACCTGGATAGCTTTTGAAGACGCGATTAAACAATCTATCCAACAACCTAACCAACCAACCACCGAGGTAACAACCCATGAGTAACTTAGCAGAAGCCTTTAACGAAGGCTATTACCAAACCGGAACCGTAGAACCAGCCAGCTTTGATGATCTACCCGCAGGCGATTATCCCGTTATCATCACTGATAGCGAGATGAAGGATACCAAAGATTTTCAAGGTAAATACCTGCAATTAACTTACGACATTATTGAAGGCGAGCATAAAGGCAGAAAACTGTTTGACCGGCTTAACTTAATCAATCGCAACGATACCGCTAGAGCCATCTCTAAACAATCCCTGGAATCCATTTGTCGTGCGACCGGCTATGTTGGACAACTACGTGATTCATCACAACTGCATCGTAAGTTGATGATTATTCGATTGAGTTATAACACGGTCGATAAACGCGGCAATCCAATACCGGAAGGTCGGCGCAATGACATTGCTGCTTACAAACCTGCACATGCCGGACAAGCCGCACCAGCACCACAAGCGACTTATCAGGACGCGCCACTTCACCCACAAGGCACAGCCGCACCAGTAGCGCCGTACAATGCTGGCAGTTATGCTGAAAAAAGTGGTGGGGTAGCAATGGCATCTGCCCCTGCCGCTAATAAAGCCCCTTGGGAATAACTAACCTAGGAGCGGCGCAAGGATGCGCCATAACAACCATGACAAACTTATCAGAACTACTCAACACCGACCCAACGCTAGACGCTGTAAACAGAGTTATCGAAGAAACAGCGCAACAAAAAAAACGCCATCCCCCAACTATAGGCATAGCACAACTAGGGAGTCAATGCGAGCGCAAGCTCTGGCTACAGTTTCGCATGGCAAAAACCGAAGTGTTCTCAGCAGAACAGCTCAGAAGATTTGAGGATGGCTATAGAAGCGAAGACATTGAGGCATCAAGGCTTGCACGAGTAGAAGGCGTTAAATTACGCACAATAGACACCGTAACTGGCTATCAATACTCAGTCAGCGCTATAGACGGCCATCTGCAAGGCCGTATCGATGGCAGGATAACCGGACTATTACAAGCGCCTGTTACCGAACACATCTGGGAAAGCAAATGCGTCAACGAAAAAAAACAAACCACCTTATTGAAAGCCAAGCAGGAACACGGCGAAAAACAAGCCCTAAAATACTGGGATAACCTGTATTACGCCCAAGCTATTTTATACATGCACTTGACCGGACTGACTCGTCATTATCTGACCTGCACCACCCCTGGCAGTTTATGGTCGCTATCGGTACGCACCGAAGCCGATCCAGAGGAAGCAGAACGCTTGCTTGAAAAAGCTCAGCGCATTAAAGACGCTAATACCTTACCGACCGGAATTAGTGAAAATCCATCATGGTATCAGTGCAAAGCCTGCACCTTCAACGGTATTTGTCATCAACAGCAAGTGGCTGATGTGAATTGCCGAACCTGTTGTCACTCAACGCCTGTTAAGGACGGCGAATGGCATTGTGCAAAATTTAATAGCAACGTCCCTAAAAACTTTCAAGTCACCGGTTGTGAACAGCACTTGTTTTTACCCAGTTTAATTTCGTATGCCAAGCCGGTAGATGCTGACCCCGAAGAAAACTGGATTGAATACCAAACAGCAACCGGAGTGGTGTTTAGGAACGGCAAAGACAAGCCAGCGTATAGCAGTCATGAACTGAGCGACGCCAAGGATTATCGTGCTATAGGGTTTAGCGTAGTAAGCGAAATCAGAGAAACTTTTAATGCCCAAGTGACAGGATAAAACGAATGTCTATTACTCTAAACGACCAACAACAAGCCGCTATTGACGGAATGCTAGATTTTATAGCGACAGGAGACCAGCCCTTTTTTACCCTAGTTGGTGCGGCTGGCACTGGCAAGACCACCACCATTCAGCATTTAATTAAAGCCCTACCGAATAAACGCATCTGCTTTACCGCCCCAACCAACAAAGCCGTGCGTGTTTTATATACAATGATGTTGGCTAACAATCTTGACGTGCCCTGCCTGACCATCTTTAGCTTGTTAGGCTTGCGTGTCACGCTGCAAAAAGACAAAGAAGTCATCAAGAGTGGCGGAAAAAGCCAGCTTGATAAGTATGACATCGTGGTCATTGATGAATGCTCGATGGTTAATGTTGAATTGCTTGGCTATATCAATCGTGCTATTAAATTGGCTGACACGATGATTATCTTCATGGGGGATCGTTGTCAATTACCGCCTATTGGCGAAGCCACTTCATCTGTGTTTGCGATTGCTAACCGCGCTGAACTTACCAAAGTAATGCGTCAGCGGTCTGAAAATCCAGTGCTTGGCCTGTGTACCGATATTCGACACGCTATCGAAGATGGCGCAACCACCTTACCACCGATAACCCCAGCACAAAACCAGAGCGGTGATATGGGGGTTCACATTATGAGCGGGCAACTCTTTAACCAATGGATGCCGTCGGCTTTTAGCCAAGAAAACTTTGATAAAGATTATGATCGCTTTCGCGTGATCGCCTGGCGCAATAAACGTGTGGATGCTTATAACCAACAAATTCAGGCTATCCGTTACCCTGATTTAAACGCACCGTTTGCTGTGGGTGAACCGATTATTTTTTCAAGCCCATTGCATAGATTATCCACCCAGGCAGATTACGACTTTAGCCAGTCAGTTACCGCAGGATGGGATGAAATACTATGCTCAACTGAATCAGAAGGCATCATTAGCAGCATAACCCTTGTTAATCCGCTGTATTTTAAAATGTCGCAAGACACTTTTGAATTGTCGCGCTATTTAATTACCTGCACCATGTTATCAGGCGAGTCAACAACGGTATCGTGCGTGATTACCCACGATAAAAACGCATTAAAAAGCGTACTTGATCGTATTGCTAGAGATATTGGCAACGGCGGTGAAATGACCTGGTTTACTTTCTGGTTGCTACAAAAATACTTTGCCGATGTTAGACCAGCGTATTGCATGACATCGCATAAGTCACAGGGCAGCACCTTTGAAAATGTCTTTGTCGATGCTCAAGATATTTTAAGCAACCCTAACCGAGAGGAAGCTTTACGTTGTTTATATGTGGCGGTATCTAGGGCGAGTAAGAATGTAGTGGTGAACGTGTGATCAGTCTGCGCCCCTACCAAAAAGACGCCATAACCGCATTACTAAACTGGTTCAGCAGCAACCCTACCGGCAATCCGATCATTAACGCCTGCGTCGGCGCGGGAAAATCAATAATTATCGCTGAACTATGCCGACGAATTATCAGCCAATGGCCTAATCAGCGCATTTTGATGGTGGTCGCTAGTCGGGAGTTAGTTAAACAGAACTACGACAAGCTTAAATCTATTTATCCAGAAGCAAACGCTGGATTGTACTCAGCCAGCTTAGGACGCAAAGACCCACACGCCAAAATTGTATTCGCCACTATTGGCAGCATACACAACAAAGCCATGCACACCGGCGCGTTTAATTTGTGTCTAGTCGATGAATGTCACAATATCAACCGCAAAAAAACTGGTATTTACCGCGCTATGATTGCTGAATACACTCGACTAAATCCCCGCTTTCGTGTCGTTGGTTTAACAGGAACACCTTTCCGTGGCGACGGTGTTTTACTGACAGAAGGAGATCAAGCGTTATTCACTGATATAGCAGTAACAATATCAATCAAAGACATGATCGAACAAAACTATCTTACACCTTTGGTACTCAGTGAAACCATTACCAAAACCGACATTAGTGGCGTACAGATCAACAAAGCGACCGGCGATTACAACATCGTACAGCTAGCCAAAGCGATAGATCGAGAAGAAATCACCCGATCCGCCGTCAGTGAAATCATTAACGCTGGGCGTGATCGTAAAGCGTGGTTAATCTTTGGCGTGGATGTAAAGCATTGCCAGCATATTTACGAAGAATTAAAAGCCCAAGGTGTCGCCGCTGGCATTGTCCACGGCAAAACCCCAACGGCAGAACGTGACCGCACCTTTATCAATTACAAAGCCGGACGACTAAAGGCATTAGTCAACTGCTTAGTGGCTACCACCGGCTTTGATTACCCAAGCATTGACCTGATCGCGCTAATCCGAAATACCAAAAGCCCTGTACTCTATATTCAGATTGCTGGACGCGGTTTAAGGACAGCACAGGGAAAGCAAAATTGTTTATGGCTAGATTTTACCGACACCACCAGCACACTAGGATGTATAGACCAGATCAAAGGTCGCAAGGAACCTAAAAAACAGGACAAAGCAGCAATCACTAGCAAGCAATGCCCACAATGCCAAGCGATATATCATTTGAGCGCGGCTTATTGTGCGTGTGGTCATGAGTTTATGATCGCTGAAAACGCTTTGACTATTAACCACCAAGCCAGTGCTGCGCCGATTCTATCAGACGGCCTAGTTTGTTTGTTTGAAGTGAGTCGTATGGGTTTTAGAGTACACAGCAAGTCTGGGTCACCCGACAGCTTGTGTATCCTGTATTACCCACCCGACTTTCGTGCGGCAGCGATTAAAGAATGGCTGTGCTTTGATCATCAAGGCTATGCCCGCCGCAAAGCAGAAATGGGCTGGCTCAAACTTGGGGGTACGTTACCTTATCCAGACAATGTACAAGAAGCGTTACTAAGATCAAAAGAGCTTCGCAAACCAGACTATCTAAGTATCAGTAAAACAGGTAAATTTAACGAGGTAAAAAGCCATGTTTACGCCGCTAACCAAGCAACGCATGATAACCGACACCGAGAACTATTTAGCAATCCTGCGCAGCACGCCACCGGCAACGCCTTGCAAGCAATGTGATTGTTTTTTTGACGGTTATTGTGATGCTTTTAAAAGCAACCCGCCAGAAAACTTTTATGAACAATATTGTGAATTATTTTATGAAATACCTTTTTAGCGTATGCCGCTAACGCAGAGCTAACCAGCGTAGCGTTAGCAGAGTCGGCTTGAGCGTCGTGTTAGGCGTGGGGTAACAATAAAAATTGAATGGCTAAAATAGCCACAACAAAAACAGGTCTGAGTTGAATGACGGGTTATTAAATGAAAACCAATTACTGTATGGAATGCAGATATAGACAATTTGATATGACATCAGAAAGCAGCTTACTAAGTTGTGGCAAAGGTCATAAACCAAGATTTTATTTGCCAAAAATAGGCAATCCATATTTTACAAATTGGGGGTGGAAAAGAAAATGTAACGACTTTGAAATAGGACGGGATGTGTATTTATTTGTACGGCCTAACGCAAAGCTAACCGGCAAGCCGCCCACGCAAGATTGAGAAAATACGATACACTCAAATGGCGGCTTGTCCGGTTGAGCGTTTGGTTAGGCTTTTAATAGCTTGTTGTATATGAGATTATACGCACTCAACACGATCAATAAAATTATATAAGTGATTGAAAATGAAAAAATTTAAGTTTATAGACTTGTTTGCGGGGATAGGCGGGTTTCATCAGGCTGCTGCGGCTAATGGCGGTGTGTGCCTGTTTGCCAGTGAAATAGATAGTGCGGCCAAAATTGCTTATGAGTCGAATTATGGGTTACAGCCTCACGGCGACATTACCAAGGTTGATATAGAACTGATACCCGACCATGATTTATTATGCGCCGGTTTCCCTTGCCAACCGTTTAGTATCATTGGCAACCGGCAAGGTTTTGATGATATACGCGGCACTTTGTTTTTTGAGATAGTTAAAATACTGGAAAGCAAAAAACCGCCGATGATCGTACTTGAAAATGTAAAGCAACTGGCGACGCATGACAATAAAAGAACCATAACAAAAATTATCGATACCTTAAAAAGCCTGGGTTATAAAACCGACTGGAAAGTTTTGAATGCGCTTGACTACGGCTTACCGCAAAAACGTGAGCGTGTGCTTATCGTTGGCTTTTTAAATTATGATGTGGTGTTTAATTGGCCGGAAAAAATAAAACACTACAAGCCGCTTTCAGAAATACTTGAACAAACTATTGATGACAAGCATCTGGCGAGTCAACGAATCGCTGATAAACGGCAGGCCAAGCATACTAGCGAGCATTACCCGTCAATATGGCATGAAAATAAAAGCGGACATATTTCAAGTTATCCTTTTTCTTGCGCCTTACGTTCTGGCGCATCCTATAATTATTTGTTGGTTAATGGTGAAAGGCGCTTAACCCCAAGGGAAATGCTAAGGCTGCAAGGCTTTTCAGATAATTTTAAAATAGTTTGCACTGACTCACAAACAAGAAAACAGGCAGGTAACGCCGTACCTGTACCTATGATTGAAGCGGTTATAAAAGAGGTTTTAAATGCTGCCACCGAAGCTGCGCGATGCCAAGCACAGAAAAAATACCGAACTGTACCCGCTAGGGGACTTACCGAAGGCTGTAATTTACGAGGTCAGCCGGTGGCTTATATATAATTTTGCCACTGGCAAAGCCAACATTAGCGGCGAAGACTGGGGTGATATTTTTGCTAAAGCGATTGATGGCGTACACCTTGCCAGCCCTGTTGGGCTGGCTGATGTGATTATCGACGGGCAGGCATGGTCTGTTAAAGGGCTACAGGACAAAAAGCCGCATGAATGCACCACGTTAAGGGTTATTTCTGGTAGGAATTCGCCTGATTTTTCTTATGGCATAGAAAACCCGCACCATGATATTCAATCGACTGGAAATGCTGTTTTAGGGATATGGAACGAGCGCGTCAATATCGCTCTTGATAAGTTTGATTATTTAAGGACAGCTATTCTGATAAGGAATGTAAACACCCTTGAATTCACTTTGTTTGAAGAAGAGACCCACCGCTTTAACACCAATGAATACCGCTGGGAAATTAATAAGCGTGGTAATTTTGAAGGCTTTGACAAGACCAATAACCAGCATAAATTCACTTGGCAACCGCATGGCGCACAATTCACCATTAAGTACAAAGTTCCTGCGTCAGCGATACGCTTTCAGATCAAGAGACCGCCTGTTTTAGATTTTGAAGAAACGATTGCACAAATCGGGTTTGAAAATGACTGGGTGACTATTAAGTGATGCCGCCTAACGCCATGTTCAGGCGACCGCTGCCGCGCACCGATGATTGAAAATACACAAATGCGCCTCGCGGCAGCGGGTCGCTTGGAACTATTTGTTAGGCTTTTACAGCAGCTTGACCAAGGCGGCAATAACGGCAACCTGCGCCAACATTAAGGCGCCCACCCATTTGACCAAATCCACTTTGAGTTCAAGTAGGTCTGTTTTGGTGGCGTTCCTTAAACTTTCTATTTCACGGTGCAAATCGTCCTTAGTCGCCAGCTCGCCTTGTGATTTCTTTAGCACGGACACCACGGTCTCTGATTGTTTCCGGGTAAAGCCGCTGCTTTCAAGCTCATTGACAAGCTCTTGGGTGTCGAAGGTGATGGTGGTCATGGGTTTGGCTCCTAGGGTTTCGGGCTAGTTTAGCAGTGTTTGACACGCGCCGTAAACGGGGCTATGCTTTACCCGCTGCCCTCATTGGCGGCAACGGGTTTGGCGACCCGTACAGTTCTGGCGCAGAAGCTTCGCGCCGTCAGGTTCGTGGCTTTTTTTATGCCCTCACATTTTTGGTGGGTGGTGTATGGGGAGGCCGCGAGGCCTGCCGGACCCAGAGCCCGGTTCGCCAACCCGATATATCATCCACCGCCCTGAGTTTGGCGACTCCGTTCGGTGGTTTAAAACTACTGCTCTGGAGCTATACCATGAACACTCAAGACCAAGGTGCGATTGCACCTATCAATTTCGTTTTCGAAAACCATCAACTTCAAGCTATTGTCGATGAACACGGGGAGCCGTGGTTTATCGCCATGCACGTCGCTGAAATTTTGGAGTACACAGACGCGGAAGCAATGACCCGCAAACTGGATGACGACGAAGTTCAAAACCTACAAATCGTCGGTTTTGGAAATCGCGGTGTAAACCTCATCAACGAATCCGGCCTCTACTCTGCGATCCTGACCAGCAAAAAACCAGCAGCCAAAAAAATCAAAAAATGGGTCACTTCCGAAGTCCTGCCATCCATCCGCAAGACCGGCGGCTATCAAACCACCGGCAACCAATACGCCGTGGAACACATCAGCAACGCCCAATACCACGAACTCAAGCACTTGGTCTGGATGATCGGCAACAACTTCCACCAGACCGGCGGCGGCACGTTTGCAGCTTGGCGGGTTTTACGAAAAGAGTTGGGC